CATGCTAGTCAAACCCGGCAGAGCCTGTTTGATTGACTCAACTGCTGGTTCCATCATTTTTCCAAGTGACTGACCAACGGTGTCTTTGAACGTAGACATCAAACCCTGCAAGGTTCCTGACTGTTCCTCCATCATTCCTTTGACCTTTTGAAGCCCCTCGCCAGCGCCTGACTCAATTGCCTTCATGACATCCTCAGCGGAAATCTTGCCTTGCTCACCTAACTTCTTGATTTCGGGGATGGTCTTACCCATCGCCGCGGCGAGGGCTTCCCAAATTGGAATACCAGCCTGCGTCAATTGCATCATGTCTTGACCAGTTGCGCGACCAGCAGTGGACATCTGTTGAAGGGCGTACACAGCGCGTTGAATGGCGTCAGCGCCATAACCCTTCGCTGACGTGGCGTCACCAAGCACCGTCATGATTGGAATGATGCGTTTTGCTTCCACACCAGTTGACAAAAGTTTAGACGCGGCTTCGCGCAACTGTGGAAGTTCAAATGGGGTCTTGGCAGAGAACACCATCAACTCATCCATGAACTTCTTTGCTTTTTCAGCCGAACCCATCATCACCTTAAAACCGATAGCGGACTGCTCATTGGCTTTGGCTGTGTTGATACCCATCATTCCAGCGGTCTGGGCAAGTCCGACAACGGCTGTGCCGAGCATCATTGAACGGCTCGCCATCATGCCGAACAATCCCATTGAACGTTTGCCGGCGTTTTGAATGCCAGTGTCAAAATGCTCGGTGGCTGTGGTGGCTTTGTCTAGGTTTCTGGTGTAGTCAGTTACGTCGGCGCGAAAACGTGCAAGGACATCAAATACTGTTGCCATTCATTATCTCCTTCCGCGCCTCATGGACTGCTCTTCCTCCCACGCACGAAGTTTCCACACCGCACGCCAGTGAGTCATTTCGGCTGAACTAATCGGGCGAAAACCACCCGAGCCGTACAACAACTCATCGCGAGTGCGCCCCAGACGTTCAGCGAGTTCGTACTGGAAGCGCAACTCACCATCGTCTAGGAGTCTTTTCCCGCGTCATCAACCGCCGAGTCATTAAAACCTGAAAGGCGTGTTGCGACTTCTGCCAAACGGTCAAGGATGGCTCCGTTTTTGCTAAGGATTGCGTCTCTGTCCTCTTCAGTGAAAACTGGCTCACCAGTTTCAGGGTCTAAACAGGTCTGAATGATTAGGTCTGGGTAGACCTTTGCCATGTTGATGTTTCCACCAGATTGCATTGCTTCCTGCATGAGGACAGCGCGCGCGGCTCCAGACATGGATTGAATTTGAACTGTTACTCCCCATTCAGGGATTTCAACTAATTCGGAATGAGAGTCTTTAGCAGACAGGATTTGGTCACGAATGGACACGGGTTACTCCTCAAGAGGTTTAGGACACAAAGGTCACGTTGTTGGTTGTTACGACCAAGTTCCTCGCGTTACAGCGCCAGTTACTTGGAGTTCTGCAGAGAAGGTTACTACGTCAGCGACAGGGCTGGACACTTCATACGAAGTGAGTAGTGCTTCTCCTGAATACTTAACGCGACCTGCTGTTGAGCCTTCTTTGCCGTATTCAAATGACACGCTGTCAATTGTTCCAGCCAAGAGTGCAGTCAGGATGCCTGAGAAGTGCGCGTCTGCTGTTGAGTCAAACTTGCCACCAAGAGAAATCGTCGCGTCTGACAATCCTGTGACGTAGGTCTTGGCGCTACCTGTAGAGCCAAATGTGGTTGTTTCGCCTGTCTCAATTGAGCGAGGCATTGATATTTCGTCTAGATACGCAGAAAGGTCAACAAGGGTGCCTGCTGAGTTATCCAATTTGAGTACCGCATTTTTACCGTGACGGAAAGCCATGATTGTTTCTCCTTAAATTCGTGAGAAGTTGATGTGGAATGTGATGCCACCCGTACCGGCAAGCGTGTGTGACGCACGAAGGTAACGGTTGACTGTGCCAGTGACGGCAATGCGCTCGTTTGCCAGCGCTGTTGTGCTGACTACGGTGAAAGTGACTAGGTCAGCCCATGTTGAGTTGTCAGCAGAATGCTGAACCTTAAACGTGGCGCCGGCGTTGTGAGAGTTTGAGGTGACGTGCAGAACACCTGCACCACCGTTTGCTGAGGACGCTGAGTTGTCCAGAGCAGTTCCTGTTCCTGTTGTGGTGGCGCTTGTCAGGTCGCGAAGGCTGATGGCGTTGCCGATGCCTCCTGTGACTTGGGCTTCGGCGCTGACCGAAACAACGTCGGCTACAGGGCTGGAGATTTCGTACGAAGTTGAAATGGTGCTGGCTGACTTGACGCGCCTGCTGTGGGCGAGTCCTTCAGGGGCGATTGTGATGACAGCACCGTTTGCATCGCCAAGAAGTGTGGAGAGCACTTGGTCTGTGGCGTTTGCCTCACCGTCAAACATTCCACTCATTGAGATGGTTCCGTCAGCCAACCCAACAACATAGGTCTTTGCATTGGTGCCGTAGGTGGTTGTTTCGCCTGTCTCTACCGATTGTGAAGCAGACGCTTCATTCAAATAAGACGATAGGTCGTAGTTTCCGACCAGAACTTTTGTGTTCTTACCGTGACGGAATGGCATTATTCTTCTCCCTCAGTGGTGGGTTCGTCGTCTGTTTCAACGACTGCACCCTTTGCATCAACTGCTTCAATCAAACCCTGCTCGCGAAGCCACTTGATGGACTTTGCAGGAATGTCGTCAACTATCTCGCCGACTTCGGCACGACGCGTGGCGTATTCAACACCTACGAGCACTCTGTACTTTGCCATCCGACCCTCCGACCAGTTCTCAGACAGACGTGTCCCGAACTAACCCAAGACCACTATGGGTACGAATGAGGGGTCGGAGACACGACGGTCACGTTTGTTGGCAGGTTATCAGTGTTGACAACAGGTGCAAGACTTTACCGTGGTGGACTTGTCGCGCGCGTGCGAAGCCACATCCATGACACGGAAAAGCATCTCTTGTTCGGCGCCGTGAACGACCAGACGTCGGAGTAGGTACACCACTTCATCAAAGAAGGCTGGTGAGAGGACGGTGGATGGTGGTGCGTCAATAATTGTCATAGGGCTGGCAATAGTGACACACCACCTGAACCGTAGGAGGATTTAGAAACCCCAGTGACCAAGCCCTCCGTCACTGTAGAGCGCTTTCACCATTTTGATGTTGCACTCAACAGTCAGCAGAACTTCCATGTCGCCCAACGGCGAATTGCAGGTTTGAGCCGTCAGCGTTTTCCACGTTGAGTTGATTTGCCAAACCCCAGAGTCATATGAGGAGACGGCAGAGCACTTCTTGTAAACAGACCTATGGGCAAGTTTGCAGTTCTCTTCTGACTTGCCTTTCTTGTAGTTCCAGCCGATTGCTTTTGGCGTGCATCGTGACTCGCGGTAGGCGATGTAACTCCACACGGCAGTTGGCTTCAGACCAGCCTTTCTGATGGCTGGCTCCAGTTTGGGGCAACGATAGGTTTTGTCCCGAGGGATGGAGATGGTTTCTCCGTCAACCTGAAGGGTGACCCACTTTGGCTTGAAAGGCGCCTGTGTGGGCTTGAGAGAGGCTTTCCTGACCACGGCGGTTGTGGTGGTTGGTTCGGCTAGAAAGAGCCGTACGGGGCGAGGTAGTCGCGCCATGTCCATCTGGACGGTTGAGGTAGTGGTTGATAGGGCAGTGGGCTGATTGTCAGCCCCTAAATGAAACACGATGCCGAGTAGGGCAAACGCGAGAATCCAACGTTTTATCATTGTGGAGGTTTTCCTTCTTGTGGTAGTTGTAGGCGGTCTTTATTGACCGTAAGAATCGCTCCTGAAGCCATTGTTATTTTGGCTTTCGGGCGAGTCACGTCCCACGCGAGTAGCGTGACGATTTTGGTGTTGTCTAGTGTCACCTCCCCTCGTGAGGATGCATGGCGAATCATCGCGAGTTCATTATCGGAAACGACGGTCAGGTCAAGGACATCTGCGTCAACACGGTGGGCTGGTGCTTTGCCACCGTAGAGAGCCACCCTAGCCTCTCCAACCTCTGGTTGAAAGTGGTAGCGGTATCGGTAGATGCCTAGATGCCCTTTGACGACAAACGGCGTGTTCCGAGGAAACGCCGTCCATGTCTCTAGGTGGGTGATGTGGTCGCTGTTGTTCATGGAGTCCTCGGCGGTGGCTACCGACCCTAGCAAAAGGGCGTCACCACGCGCCGAGGTTCCCATGACTGATGCAGTTTTGGGGGTCAGACGACTTGGGGGTTGTCGCCCTGCACCAGCAGGCTGTGGAGGAAAGCGTGACGAAGTCCAGCGCGTCGGGCGCAGGAGCCGTTCGCGTAGTTCATTTGCTTTGCCACTTCTACCCAATTGCCAACGGAAACGTAAGTCTCCCATGTGGTTTGGTCTCGTAGAAGTTGCTCCTCTTTACGGGAGATGGTTGGGGTTTGGGTTTCGCTCATTTGAGCCTCCTTGTTATTCGGGTTTGGGAGTGGATTGAGTATGACGGCTTTATTGACCGAGGTCAACTCTTTAGGCAACATCGGACGTTTCTTTAATCGCCCGAGTAGTTGTTGCTTACGTAGGTCTCGCCCCATTCGCCACAACTCTCGCACTTGTGGAAGTTGGTAATGGCGTAGGTGCCAAGCACCGTGTTCATGTTGTGAGTGATGGCACCAACTGCTGTCCATTTGTGGGTTGCGCGGACATTGCGAATGATGCGATTGATTTCGGCGTGCTCTCTGTAGAGGCGATTGACCCAGACCAGTTGCTTTTCGGAAAGGGCGCCTTTGTCCTTGAACTGTTGGGCAAGGCTCCGAGCGAACTCCCACTTGCCTGTGTTGACCGTGGCGAGGCGATTGCACTTTTGTTCCAGCGTTGCGTCGTGGATGCTTTCCCATTCCTCTGGCAAGTCAGCCGAAGCGCACTGCGTGTTGCGCATCGTGTAGGCGCGCGCTCGGCACGCCTCCCGACTCTGGTCTTCTGGTATTTCACCAGTTCGTTCGTTATGTATGGTTCTCATTGGTTTCTGCTTTCTGGTTGGTAGTGGAATCGGCGTGTGACGTTTCGGTTGTGGTTGTCAGTCCAGCGTGCTTCAAATTGCCCGTGACCAATGTCAACCAGTTCGGCGTTTGGAAGGGGGGCGATGATTTTCAAGAAGTATTTGTCAGCGCATTTCTCTGCGAGGTCTTTCCTGCTGTGGCTGTGCATACAGCAAATACTGGTGCGTCTGCCATTCAGGATGGCGATGGCACGCCATGAAGGTGCCGACGAATAGGTCGGTGCGTGTTCAACGCAGGTGGTGATGTTGTTCATTTGTCCTCATCTCTGCTTTCGTAGCAATCCACGCACAAGTCCAGCGTGTCGCTGTCATCTGTGTAGAAGTCCGTGAAAGTTCCTGTGGAGCACCAGCCAACTGGCACCTTGCATACCTCGCAGGAAAGTTCGTCAATGCACCGAGGATTGCTTAAACCCTCCACATCGTCCGTCATCTCCTCGCGTGTCAGCAGAACCATTGAGTCTGGTTCTGGCTGAGTAGTGAGCCATTTGTCAAAGGCTGATTGTTTCATTTACTTTCCTTCTTTCTTTGAAGCGAACTCTGTGAGGGCTTTGAGGATTTTGTCGGCGAGGTCTTCGTCCTGACTGAAGCCGTAGTCAATGACACCCCAAAAGGCGTCTGTCAGTTCCATAACAATGCGCTCGTGGACTTGGTCGGCAACTGCCTTCTTTGTCTTGGCGCTGACATTCCAAACGCTCAACTCGCCGTCGCGACCGAGGGACTTAACGAAGGCGCTGTTGCTCAATCCGCAAATCGTCCAGTCGGCTGTCCACTCAATTCGCACAGGGTTGTCCACGTCCACACCAGACGCGCGCTTGGCGACGATGTGTTTGTGGTTGTTTGTCCATGTCGGGACTTCCTGCTTTGCAGGGACAAAGTCCACGCATTGCGCGACCAGTTCAATAAGGTCTTCCTTTTTCATTTGCTTTCCTTTTGGATGTTGTTGATGTTGATAAAGATTTTCTCGCCGTCGTCGCTGGTAAAGCCAACTTTGACTACTTCCCAATCGTCAGGTTGTGGTGCGACCCAAAACACTGTGCCTGCGGTGCCTTTGGGGAACTTGCGTCCCTTGACCACCACAACTCGGTGACCTTTGGCGATGACGTCGTCTTGGGCAAGGCGCGCTTCGTGCTTCGCGATGTCGTCGGCGTTGCACTCATGCTTTTCGGCGAAACAGAAATGCCCGACGCCGTAAGCGTTGCTGGTGACCTGCTTCTTTCGGTTGTCGTCGTCAAGCCACTGGAGAACTTCGCTTCCGCAGGCGTCGCAGATGGCGAGGTAGCAAACGCAACGGTGGTTTAATCCGCGACAAGGGTACTCGCGACGACCTTCGCCATTAACGCGAGTCGTGGTAGGGCGGACTTGTGGCTCCGCGTGACATGGGGTCTGGTTTTGTTCCATGCGCCCATCTTGCCGTGGGAACTAACCCCTAGTCAAGTCAATCGTTGACGTTCTGCGCCTTGCACCTTGTGCAGGTAATTGACCACGGACGGGTCACCATTTCAGCCAACAGGCGCTTACAGCGCCAACAGCGAGGCTTGGCGTCAGCACGCCCCGAACGCCCGTACGGGTCGGGTGTGGGGCTGTCAGGGGCGTCTGAAGGGCTTGTACTCACAGGAACTCGCCACAACGCCCACAATAAGGCTGAACTTGGGAAAATGTCCCTGCTTCACGGCGGTCAGGCGACGGATGAAGGCATTTGCCATCCTCGGTAGTGACGGGCGTCACTTTCTGGGTCACCATTTTGCGAAGTTCGGCAACAGCGTTAGAAACGGCGTCCAGCCCATCAAGGATGGCTTGATAATCCACCTGTGGCTCGTCAGGCGCACCTGACCCGATGTGGTGCAGGATTGTGGAACGAACAACGCTCACGGCGTAATCCACGCTTGAAGGTCAAGCCCAAACATGGGTCGTTCCTTTTCATCGCGCCCCATTGGGTATGGGTCAGAGTCGGCAATGACACACATGAAATTGACTCCTGAAATCGTGACATCACGAATTGCCCCGAGGCTCGCGCGAACGGTCAGCAACTTGGCTCGGGCAGTTGGGTAGTCATCTCGGGACGCTCGGGCAACAACACGGATTGACGGACGCTCAATTGAAACAACGCTGGCTCCGAACACTTGGTCAGCACCATTTCCTCTGTCCTCATAAACGGCAACTGCCACATCGGGAGAGTCAGGCAAGTACGACAAGAAAATGTCGGTAGCCAAAGTTCCAACTCCGTCGGTGACAAGTTTTGCTCCAAGAGCGTCTAACAAAGCCATCAGATAAATCCTCTCGCGATTGCTTCAATGCGAATGCCGAGTCGGTACTGCAACCCAATCAACGCTTCGCGCGCTGGCTGTTCTAGGTATTTCGCTTGACGTCCGTTTGGTGGAAGCCCTGATGCTTTAGAGGGGTGGAAAAAGGCGAGATTTTCATGTTGAACTTGTGCGTACGGAGTCGCAACTCCACCGTAGGTAATGTCCACGAATACTTTGTTGCCTGCCTGATTTGGGTGATGCACAACCTGTGACCGCGCCAACATACCTGAGTCGTAAGGGACAAGAAGGTCAGCCTTTTGAGCGACGTCTAACGCCTCTTCATACAGGGCGCGCCCAACAACACCGACTGTGTCGTGCTCCATTTTGCGTAAAGCCCCGAGCAACTTCTCAATTCCGTTAATCGTAGCCATGTCACGCCTTCCCGAACGTCAGCACTGTAACAAAGGCACCGTCGCCGTCATTGTGGGTGTTTATGGTCAGGACAATTCTGGTGCTTCCGTCAGGCAACACCAGTTTGTCGTTAATGCCGATAGTGCTCACGCCATAGAAATAAACAGTTCCATCTTCGTCAACGGACTGTCCGTCGTCCGTGTTTGTCAGCCCTTTGCTCTTTTCAATGCGACAGCGTTGTTTATTGGCAGTTCCAGACCATGTGTCTTTACCGTAGGCGTCACGGGTCGTTTGTGAGTACCACGTCACCGTTGAAGGCATCAGGTCAAGGAAAACGGACTCAATGGTCAACGGTACTTGTCCATGTCAACTGAGAAGCGGAAGGAACCCAAAGCGTCAGCAGACACCGTTGGGACTGGTGGGTCTTGCTCCGCGTTCTGCGCCTCAAGTGTTGCCGCCAATTTTAAGTATCGGTCAGCCGTCGCGCCATATTGCGTTGAGATTGAAAGACCTCCAACCGAACGTGAGTAGTCGGCTTTTGATGCGTATTTGGTTGCCAGCGAACGGCACGCGTAAACCGCGGCTGTGTTCGCAATGTTTGCCGAGATAGTTAGTAACGATGATATTTCGTTGTCGTTTAGTTGCGCGTTTGTGGAGTCGGTGTCGCCAATCAAGAAACGAACCATGTCAATAGGTCGCGCACTTGGATTACCTGTGTACGACCAATTAGACGCTGTGTCGGCGTAGATTTCAATGACAATCATGCCGTTGTTCGGCGCCGTCAGTGTTTTGGCTGAGAAGGTTGCTGTGAAAGCCCCGAGGTATTGCCCAGCCGCCAGTGTTGCGTCAGCCGAAGTCCACGGATATTCAACGTCGCCCGTCGCGGCGGTAACAATCGTACAAACTCCTGCCGTGATGACTTGAGTTCCTGTGGACGCATTCCACATATCAAAAACAACTGTAGAGCCAGTCAGGTCAATTGCTACCTCATCAAGCGTGAATTGGCGTGCAAGAACTGGAAGCCTGTCACCCCTTTTGATTGTTACGTCTGCCATTTTGTTCTCCAACCTTAAGATGCATCAACTGTTATTGTAGAACCAGACGCTGAAACCACTCTGGCAACCCCACTAACGCTGACAGAACGGTTGCCACCCGATAGTGACGTTCTTGCTGTCTTGCTTCCAATGTTTAGACGACGGAAACCCTCAGTGGCTGAAGCGCCAACTCCTCCACCGACCATTGTTCTTTTGCTACGAACAAGACGGACTCCGTTGCCAGCGCCGGTGCCAGCCGAAACAGATGAGCGAGGCAACCTACGATTGAAGGCGATTACTTGAGTTCCGAGTCCTGCACCTGTGCTTCCACGCTTTGACTTAACAAGACGGACTCCGTTGCCAGCGCCAACGCCTGCCCCACTTGCAGTACGGAACCTAGTGGTTCTACCAACGGCTGTACCTTCAGTTGCGGCTTGACCTGCGCCCTGTGCGTTTCGGTAGACCTTGTGGGCAATTGAAGTCGCCGATGAACTTGAACCCGAACCTGACGCTGTTCGCTTGTTGGTGTGAAGTTTCGTTGTTGTTGAAGTTCCGACACCGGCGCCCGTCGCGCTTCGTGGGATGATGTGCTTTTTGACTACCGACGACGAACCAACTGCAGAGCCAGTTGCACTACGGATGTTGGTGTGAATAAACGTCGTTGCTGACGCACCCACACCAGTCGCTGATGCAGTTTTGAACACCGAATGTTTGTAGACCGTTGAGGACGCACTGTTGCCTGCCCCTGAAGCCATGCGAATAGAGGTGTGTTTGCCGACAGCGTTACCAGATGTTGAGCCTTGCCCTGAGCCTTGCCCTGTTCGGTACACCAAGTGGGCTATGGAGTTGTTTGAGGTTGAAGTCCCTGCGCCCGTTGCCTGACGATGGTGGTGGTGTAAAACGTCTGCTTCGGCTTGCCCTTGCCCTTGCCCCGACGCTGTTTTGAAGGTTGATTTACGGGACGCAGTTGAACTGCCACCTACTCCTTGCCCTGACGCGCTTCTTAAAGGCGAGATGCGACGGCTGGCTGTTCCTGACCCTACTCCTGAACCTGAAGCGTTACGCGCGCGCCTGATAAGAATAGAAGCCGACGACGTGCCATTACCTGATGATGTAGCAGTGCGTGGAACTATACGAAGGCAAGACGCCTGTCCAGAACCTGAACCAGACCCTGTTGCTGTTCGTGGGCTGGTGTGAAGCCCGACTGCCAAAGATGCACCTGCCCCAGAACCCGAAGCCGACCGTGGGCTTGTGTGAAGCCCAACTGCTGTACCTTCAGTTGACGCCTGTCCTGCACCCTGCGCGTTTCGGTAGATGGAATGAACTATTGCGTTACTTGACGAACCTAATCCTGAACCTGAAGCCGTCTTGAAAACCTTATGGACAAACGATGTGGTTTGTGTTCCTGCGCCTGAACCAGATGCTGTGCGTTTCCTTGTAACAAGACAAACTGATGATGACGCGCCAAAACCAGACCCAGACGCCGTCCTAGAGAAAACAATAAACGTCTGGTTATACGTCGTTGTTGCCGACGAATAAACAACATTAAGGTCGTTATAGACGAGCATTAGCAACCCTGTCTAGAACCTCGCGTTTGTTACGGAACATTCTAAGTTGATTCAAAATGTACGGACGATTGGCGATTTCAATTTTCAGGGCTTGCTCAATGACGCGTTCGTCGTCGTTGATAGGTATTTCAAGACCAACTTTGTAGAACTCACGGAACTTGTGAATACCAATATACAACTGGCGCTGTTCCTCGCGTAGAACTTGAGCCGTGTCCACCAAGCCGGGGTGGACAAGAGACAACGCACTGAGCGAACTAAACGACATACGCTGACGCACAAAGTGAAGCAACTCAGGTGAAGCAGGTAAAACACCTGTCGGGCGCAGACGTGCGTTTGTTTTGCCTTTTAAGTACGAGGCAATTTGCATATCTACTTGACCTGCTATCAGGCTTTCGTCAAAGCCGATGGCGTTAAGAAACCCACGCGCATCGCTGGAGATTGGGTCGGTGTTGTTGAATGGGGCGTCAGCAACTGTTGCCCATTCGTGAAGCACTTTGAACATCTCGCTTAAGGTGTACGCGCTTATCGGAAGTTCTGCGTTGTCAACGAAGTCACGTCTTAAAACCTCGTCGTTGTGGAAATGAATGTAAATCAAATGCCCTAGAGCAGGAACTGTCAACACAGGTTCGTACATGATGATGTCATCAACGGAACCGACCAGTTGAGGGTTCTTGACCGAAGGCGTGTCGTAGGTTCGCGCTCCGTAGAGCGTATTGTCACAGCGCCATTCCAAAGCAGGGTCGTAAATCGGCTCGGACTTGCAGAACACAAACACGCCAACTTCTGATGTGTTGACGTCTGGCGACCTGTCGTAAAACTCAATAATTTTCTCAAAATGCTCAAGGTTGATGATTTCCTCAACGCCCTCTGACTTGGCAATAAGCACAAGGTTGCGCAGATGGTGGAAGGGATGGTTCATAGAAACTATAAGTTGACCGTTGTCCATGCGCCAAACGTCTGCGTCGGTGAATGGGTCATCGCCTGCAGGGGTACGACGAACAATCTCCAAAGTGTCTGAAGCGATTGTGCTCAACGCAAAGAACTGCTTGGCTTTGTCTAAGACAGACATTGTGAAAGGGCGAACGGTTATCATGCGACGCCATAATACTTAAAGGTGACACCACCTGCGACGCCTGCACCAAACCAACCTTGACCACCCGTTCCTACGACAACACCACCAGCAACAACGGAGCCGTTTGCACCAGTGCTTTGTGTTCCACGACCACCTCCACCATTACCTCCATTTAGACCGTATGCTCCACCACCTGAGCCACCTGCGCCACCGTTGTGGGAGTTACTTCCTTGTGTCACAGCATTGGCTCCTGCGCCATCTGTGCCACCACCTCCACCTCCTGCGTAGTAGCCAGCGTCCGTTGTGTAGATAGGTTGATTTGTGTCGTTTCCGTAAACAGGGACTTGCTCGTATTGAGTGCAGAAACCGTACTTGTCAGTCGCTTGACAAGCGCCATTTGTGTAGCCAACAATCACTTGAACATAGCCAGAGACGTATGTGTAGCCGTAGGTGTTGTTACCACCACCGTAGGCTGGATTGGTTCCTGTCCCAACGGAACCACCAGTGCCACTTGGAGAACCACTAGCACCGGGGTGTGCACCAGCACCACCGCCACCTGCCGTATAAGTGGTGTCGCCAATAACTAAAGTTGAAGAACCTCCAGCACCTGCGCCACCCGTTCCTGCGCCACCGTTACCGCCAGCACCGCCAGCACCAATAGTTCCAGTTACGTTTTGTGTTCCAGTAACCGACGAAAGTTTAGTAGAAGCAAGCCTGTAACCGCCTCCACCTCCGCCAGCGTAGTTTGCACCACCACCTGCTCCATAAATGAGCATCTCGTAAATTGTTGGGGCAATGGCTGAACCACCTGTTGGGGTGATGGAAGGGACAGAAACCGAATACGCTCCAGCGCTAGTGTTGAGGTATGTCTTTAGACTCCACGTTGTGAAGTTGCCGTTGCTGTTTTGAACAACAACTGAACCTTTAGCGTTTGTCGCTGTGACTCGGACAATGTAGGCAGTCGCTACAGCCAAACCAGTCACATTGGCATACATCGCCGTTGAACCGTAGGTTGGCGAACCCGTCATCGCGACGGCTGTTGAGTAGGTTGACCCACCGTTAGAACTGTATTGAGCAGTTACGGTCGTGCTTAAACCTTGCCCATTGACGGTCGCGTTTAACGTGGCTCGGTCTTGATTGAAGTTAGTTGTCGCGCCCAACGTCACGGTTGGAATGGGGTAAGCGCTGGATGCAATGACACCAAGCATCAGGCGCTCAAATCACCAAGAGCAACCCATGTGTCAGTCGCCCTTTTGATGAGCGAGGCAGGAGACCATTGAGCACGAAGTTTTAACCCAATCGCGGTATTGATTGTGACACCAGCACCGGCTGTGAGGGTTGTTTGACCAGCACCAGTCTGAAGTACATCAATGACGGTTCCCACAGGGAAAGCAACGCTTGAGTTAGGAGGAACAGTCAGCGTGTTCGCAGACGCATTCCCGACTTCTACAAGTTTGCCAGCGTCGGCAAGAACAAGCGTGTACGAAGCAATCTGCGCGTTCGTGGTTATAGGACGTTTGGCGACCTTATAGTCAAGGCTTGCCGTGTCGGTTGAACTGTTGATGCCAACCTTTGTCTGCAACGCTTCAACAGCATCATTGATGTCGGAATGTTGAACAGCGTGGTCTGGCGAAGCCAGAGTGTCAGTTGAGACAGGATTGTTGAGAGCGTCTAAAGAGGTGGGAAAGTTTGTCGCCATCGCGACGTCCTCCTTAGTCCAGTGTCAAAGTGAGAGATGTAATCTCAAACGTGTCACCAGCAGTAACAGCGGCGGATGCTGACAAAGCGCCAGTCCACAAGCAGTTACCAGAGGTTGATGCGTCCCACATTGACCAGTGCGTGTAGGTTTCCGTAGCGGCAACGTTTGTCCATGACAAAGTAGCGCTGGAAGCCTTAGAACCAGCAGAAGCCGAACTCCAAGAGACAGCCTTACGGCTTGTTTCAGTAGCAGGAGAGGCTGTGCCATCTTCGCCAGCGTCACCGAGATGCAACTTCACATAGCAAGTTGTGACAGCGAACGAAGTGTTGCCGAGGGTGTCAAGCAATTTCAATTCTGCGTAGTTAGAAATACTCATTTGTCATCCTCCCCGACGACTGGTGTGTCCTCAACGGACACGGACTTTGTTGTTTTTGCCTTTGGTGCTGGTTTCACAGCAGGCTTTTGAGCATCAGCATAAGCCTTTGCCTCTTCAGCACTTACTTCACCGAGATAGCGACCCGACTCAAGCATCTTCACGTTTCTAAATGAGGAAACGTCAAGGATGGTGCCTGACTCTAGGTACTCTCCACGCCCTTTAGGGATTCGCTTAGTAACTTTGCGCAACATGATGTTTTCCTTCTGCTCTGAGATTGGTGTCCGCCCATACTAGACGAACGGACACCCAACTCTAGAGGTTATTAGGCGACTACGCCGTTCCAGAAGTAACCGAGGTCGGTTGCGATGACTTTCATGTCAAACGCAACTTCAGCCTCAATACGGTCAGCGCGAAGGCTGTCCATACGAAGTCGGCTGGAACCGATGGTTGCACCAAGTCCTGCAGAAACGCCTGTCCATGACATGACGTAACCAGCAGATGGTTGGAGCAAGCCCGGCGATGGAGCCGAGTAGCAGAGGAGGGCGTGCTTGCCGTGTGTGAAAGCGTAAGCGCCTGTGCCACCTTCGTTGTTCGTTGCCTTGACAGCCTTAGCCACAAGAACACGGTCAACGTCAAACAAACGAGCCATCATGTCTGATGTGATTGTGTTGCTGGATGTGTACTTGAGACGGTCAACAAGGTCTGGGTGGTTCTTGAGAACACGGAACACGTCGTAACCAAGTACGAGTGTGTTTGGTTCAAAACCTGTGGTTCCAAGAATTGCCGCCTTAGCGGTTTCAATGTCGTCCATTGGGTCGCTGTTGGTGTAATCGCTCCACTCATCGTTACCTGATGGTGAGACTTCGTTTGCCCAAACGCTCGCTGAGAAGAAGTTGTTAACAAACTCGGTCTCCATCTTGAGCATCAAACGGCTGGTTACGAATTCTGCGGCTTCGCGGTCAACGTTGATTGGTGCGTCTGCGTTTGCGCGAGTCTGGTCACCGATGTCCTTGTGGAAGGCGTAAACGTCTGCCTGATAGGTGCCTGTGGAGATGTTGTAACCGCCACCTGCTGATTCGGTACCGTCCGCGCGACGCTGTGCTTCGTCACGGAACCAGTCGTTCTTGGTGTATGTGAAATACTTGTCCGACTGCTTCTCAACAGGCACAATCGGGAATACGCGAGAGGCGATGAAGTTCTCCTGCCTCTGCATATACGCAACTGAGATGTTGGTCAGAATGGCGTCTACATGGACTTGGTTGCTAGTTGGCTGAGGCATTGTTCTCTTCCTTTTCCTTTAGATTCTTACTTACGCCGCGCGGTGAGGGTTGGAGCAGTTAATGAGGGCAGTGAGGATTTCTCCGTCTGCACCAGCGGCGAGGATTACAGTTCCAACAACGTATTCGGTTGTGTCTGTCCCCGGAGTCTTTGCATCAGCCTTACCAGTTGACGCTGTGCCGATAAGGACACCTTCGTCAATGGAAGCACCAGCGACAACCTTTGAGCCACCAACAACTGTGATGACTGCTTCTTCACCAGAAGCAGGGTCGTTTTGAAGTACGCCGATTGGCTTGTCAGTTGCACCTGAGCAAAGCACTGCAAGTCCTGACGAGTTGATTTTCACAAAATAATACTGATTCGCTGAGAGGTCTGCACCTGCTACGAGAGTGATTTTGACGGCTGAGTTGGCGATTTCGTATGCCATGATGGTTTATTTCCTTCCTTAACGGCGCTTCTCGGCGACGTAATCTTGGTAGAGGGTTGGGTCGTCTGAGATGAGGTCAACAACAGCCTGTTCAACTGTTCTGGCTTTTCCTTCAGCGACAAGAGACTTAGCCATTGACTGAACTTTGCTGTAAGCATCGCCCGTGTCTGGTCGTCCTGCTGTGCCGATTTCAGCGAAGATGTTTGCTGATTCGGCTTGTGCGTTAGCGGCATCAAGTGCCTTAGCGATTGTTTCTGCAAGTGGCGCGTCAACGTCTGAGAGGCGACGCATTGCTTTGCCGACTTCAGTGGCGTCTACAGGGAGCAAGCCCCATGCTGACTGTGCCTTAGCAACGAACTCTGCGTCACGGCGCTCTTCGCGTTCTTTGCGAAGTTCGGCGCGAGCGTCGTCTGCTTCAACCTTTGCCTTGTTGAGCATTTCGCGAACAGCCTCGGGGACTGATTTCATCATGTCCTCTTCGTCCTCTTCGTCTTCAACTTCAGCCTCGGCGAGGAAGGCAGGCTTTTTCTTTGCCTTTTCAACTTCCAGAGCCTCTTCAAGTTCTGCGATGCGCTCTTGCGCTTTTACCAACGACTCGGTGATTACATCATCCTCGGTCATTTCAATTGCTTCGGTCTCTTCTGACACTTCTGCTCCTTCAGTGGTTTCTGGGTCTTGGTGTTTCATAACAACCCACCCTTCGTTTAGGTGAGCAGGGTGGTCTACGCCTGAAGTCTCTACGACTTTAAGTTTGACCATCTTGCGAGCACCCATTTGCTAAGAGTGTAGTGACGCACTAGTACGTCTACACAACTTGAGTGAGGTTTAGAGACTGTTGTTGCTAATCAGGTCAGACTCGGACGCGCCTAAGTCCATCGCAACAGACGACCATGCGCTTGCCAGCGACATTGATATTGCGGCTTCTGTTTGGAACTTGCGAGAGTCACGGTCAAGAGCCTGCGCCATCTTCTCGGCTTTTGGATTGTTGGGTTGCGCACGACGGACTGCAGTTGCGCGTTCAGCGTAGGCATTGCTGTCTCTCATGGACACAGCGAAATCTTGGTCGTGTTTGTGCGAGCGACCAATCGCATCGCTTTTGGTTGCTTTGCCCATCATCGCTTGTTCTTGCGCAATGGAACCAGCGTCGTGGTACATCGCACCGTCTTTAGCGTTGGAGAGTATTTTTGCTGATTGTGCAACTCCAGCGTCGCCTGCTGTTGAGCCAGATGGCTCAGTGCCAGCCTGATGAGCCTCTCCGAAGCGTTCTTTGTAGGCTTGCCGAGCGCCAGCACGACGCTCTTCAAGCATTCCGACGACTTCTTTGTCGCCATTAGACCGCGCGAACGCGAGTTGTGACGTAATGGACTCAATCTCCTGATGGGCTGATGCTTTATTCTTAGCCGTTCTCACATCGCTGGCACCACGGTCTGACTGGCTCTTCTGACCTCCGCCACCTTTGCCACCATGCGAGGCTTGACTCGCGTGACCGGGGTGCTTGGCTACTGGTTCGGCTTCCTTTTTCACTTTGAACGGAGTGCCATCAGGATTGACCAGTTCGTACTTGTCCGTTGGGTAATCCGACGGACTGGAGCCTTCAGGCATCAACGCGCGCGAGTTGCGACGACCATCGGTGTAGATGACTTGCTTTTTGCGTTTTGGTGCGACCACAGGCTTCGGCTTTGAGTCTTGAGGAGGGCGAGCCTTTTCAGCAAGGGCGCGTGCCTGTGCTACGGCGCGTTCAATCTCAACGCGAGCCATCCCAGAAACCTGACGGACACCACCAGCCTTTTGAACTTCGGACACGACGAGCGCCCATTCGTCTTCGCGCAGGTCGGTCACCAAAGCCAACCCATCCATCAATGTCTTATCCGCATCTTTCACTTTGGCTCCTAGTCTGCGAACGGGATAGGCATTGAGTCGGCAACATCCTGAACGTCATAATCTTCCAAGCCTTTAGGAAGCACGCTCTTTGCCTTGTACGGACTCGCCATCGGCTTACGATAGTGCGCGGCTCTTTGGTCTCCTTCATAAGCACGAATTGTGCCTTTGTAGTTTTCACCTGCATCAACTGCCTTACCATGTGCTCGCGACAGTTCGCTTGGCGTCTTTGCCGTGTTCATTTCCCTGCGAGCCTGTTGCACTTCAATCAAGTAATTGTCTGCTTCCTGCTTAACGCTTTTGGGCAGTTTTGAATTCGCAACTGCAATACGATGCGCCTCTACGGTGTCGTTCAACTTTTGCGAGGACGCTTTGAACTCAGGCGAACCAGTTATCGCATCAACTTGGGCTTGAGGAGAACTTGCTCCACCACCGCCTCCTGACGATGCAGGCGCAGACGATGCTCCACCTCCTCCCTTGCCACCGTGGGACGCTTGATTAGCGTGACCCGGGTGTTTGAGGACTTGCTCTACGGCTTTAGCGACTTGCGCACCGAACCAACCATCAAGGTTCTGTAGCCCTTTGCTGGCTACTTCGGTTTCAAGGTTTGCGAAGTCTGCATCGCTCATTTTGGCGAGGGCAGTTGCGCGAAGCGTGTCTAGAGCGACGCGTTCGGCTGGTGTTATTTCATTCATTTTGTTTCTCCTATTACGGTCATGCCGTTGTCTAAACCTACCTCAAGTCGCTCGGCAGAGCCACCAATGGAATAACCAGTGATTTCGCCGTTCTTGACCATGTCCCACGCCCAATCATCCCAACGGACGCCCAGAAAGACCGTCCCAGAGGGGTATTCCACCTGCTCAATACGTCCATCGGACTTGCGCATCGGGACGTTTACGGGAAAAGGCATCGTCATCGCTTCAACCCACTCGCCAGCGACCACATCTGTGTTGTGCTGGAGACGGATGGCTCTATCGCCCGACTTGACGTAATCCCAGAGCGCCTTCTGCAACTCCTCGGGGTCTGTCCATTCGTCGTGGGCGTCGTACTTGTTCGGGATGTACCACGGGGCAAGCGTGAACTTCTGCTCCTCCATGACGTCCAGCGTGACAGCCTTGTTGACACGGTCAATCCCTGCCAGAACATCGTTAGCCCAAGTGCGTCCAGCGTCTCCGCCCCACGCCGCCCATGCGACACGACCAGCGGACGGAAAACCGTCATCGCCGGGACTCCAACCTTTGCCCTGCTTGTCCACCTCGTGGCGTGCAAGGTAGGAACGCATCCGTTTAACAGTCTCAAGTGACACGTTGCTTCCGTTGGAAAGGTCGCGCGCGCGTGCGGAACCGACAGCCGTGAAGCCATCTCCAGCGTGTCCGTCGGCAATCCACTTCATTGCTTTCTTAGCCTCATCCTGAACGCCCTGTGGAGGGCTGAAAGAGTCAGATGCTTTGACCATCGCGTGGCTCATCAAGTCCTCGGGGATAATCCAAAACTTGCAGAGTCCGTTAGGGGAAATGTCGCCCTCTACCCATTCGCAAGCACGCCCACCTCGGAACGCGACACAGTTGGTGCAGTTCATTCCTTCTGCGACGAACGGGTTGTCGTCGCCGTCCATGTAGTGAGCACCGTCAGCGCCGTTGCCACGGTCAAACCTGCCGAAGCGCTCTACGATTTGTTCAGTTGCTTCGTAGATGACCTTCTGACGGAGCGTGACGTTGTAGACGGTGTACTCAGACGCATCTTCGGTTTCGGTTTCTGGCATCTCAGGCATTGTTCGTTAGCGTAGCAAACAAAGTGACGCTACTAACCCCTAGTAGACGATGCCTTCGGAGTCGTCTGCTTCAGCCTCTGTCTCCTCAACACCAGTCAATTCAAACTCGTACGGTTGTTCATCAAGGTAGAAAGCAAAGTAATCAAACATTACCTGCTTCCACGTTGCCACCACGACCAGAGGGTCTTTTGAATTAACGTCTGGAGTTACAAAGCCCGGCACAGCAACAGGAACTTCGTCAGGCAGTTCATGCATGGATGCAAACCGCGCAAACTCGTCAGGGTACAACACCCATACATCTTCTTTTTCTACAACGTGCGCTTCGCGGTTGTCTGAGTATCCGTCAATTTTCATGCGTGTGCCAGCACTCCCATAACGAAGTTTAAGTGGTCTTCATCAGCAAGGTTGGAAGGATAACTACCTCGTTTGTAAAGCGATTCAATTCCCATAGTCATGATTTCCCAATTTGAACGACGGCTACCGCCGTAAATCTTTCCCGAGTACGGACTTGACCAAGCGTCCTCAATAGCAACTTCATAAGCCTTATACCCTGACCCTTTGACAAGTTGGCTTAGTTTTTCAGGCTTTTGTCCTTTGGCACGACGGTGTGACATTACAAACTGTAACTGAGTTATTTGAGGGTTCATGTCTTCAACTGCGTGCGTAGCCTCATGCAACATAGTGGAAGAGCGACGCCCACTGCCTTTTGCCCCATCTGTTTTCACTCGCTGTTCGTAAGGACTCCAATGACCCCTGCCTGATTTGACTGCTTGAACATTCATGTTTGGGAACTTTTGGTCGTCCCATAACTCGTCGGGGATTTTAACTAACTCCGTCCGCAACTCGGCAACAACTGGTTTCGTTCCAGCCAACTTCTGACCCGGCTTGTCAGTCATCGTGCGACCAGAGTCAATCAAAACGGAACGCACAATTTCAGCGTTCTGTTCTGATGTCACACCACCATTACGAATGATTTGTTCTCTTTCGCTAATTGCTTTATTTAGCGAATACAGGTCTTGGTAGGCTTCAGCCTCTTTCTTTGCGCGACTCTTGTCTTCAATGGATAATTTTGAGACCTTTTCATCGCGTTCCACAAGTTTTCTTTCAGCGCTTCCCATAGACCACATTGATTCACTAACAGCATCAATGTATTCTTTTTGAGCCTTTTTGTCTTTCGGGAATCGTTGCTTAGCGCGGTCTGCAACCCACGCGTCACGTTGTTGATAAGGCATTCCCCTTTGGTAAATGTCTGCGAAGTCGCGCATATCTTGTAAGGCGCTACTTCTGTCGCTTTCAATAAATGCATCAACTGCATCGGTTTTTGACCTTAAACGGAACTTGTCTAGTCTTTCGTTTAAGTCTGCCTCAAACTCAGGACTTTTCACCACTTCGTCTTCAATGGCTTTACGAACCTCAGCACGTTGACCCTTCACCTCATCAACTCGTTTTTGGGTGAATTCGTGGTCTTTTCTCAAAACTTCAAGGTCAGATTTTGCTAAATCAACTGCCTCTTTGCCTGCCAAGACACGTCGCCTTTCAACTTCACCTCTCAGAATGCCACCAGATTGGATGACAGCCTCAGTGATTTCCAGTTCCTTTGCAGTGGGGTCTTTTGAGGAGCCAGCCTTCGCTCTTTCCTCTGCAAGCACCTCAGCGACGGGGCGACCACCAGTTGCTTTGTCCACAATCGCCTGCGCGCGAGCGATTTCTTTAGCGCCCTGTTTGTCAGTTGTTGGTTTTGGTTTCGGCGTTATGACGTCGTCAGGTTTTGGTACTTCGCTACCATCGTCCTTTGCCTTCATGCGTTTCTCGTGGGCTTTGCCAGCCAGACGCGCGGCGCCACCATTCGCGTAGCCAGCCTCTTTCGCGACTTCCTCCCACGTTTTACCCTGCTCGTGAAGTTCCCACGCTTGCTTCTGTTTGGCGTGAGCCGTGTCACGAGGGGCGCCCATGCCTCCACCTTTGCCGTGGCTGGACTGGTCGTGCTTGCCAGCGAGATGCTTTGACATAGACGAGAACTCGTCTTCTAATTTGCCTCGTTCTTCCCAAACGAAAACAGGAACACGGAAATCTGGATGATTATCGTAAGCGGCAATAAGCCGATGATGCCCATCGTAAACACTTCTTGTCCCGTCATCCCACTGTCTTAAAATAATAGGTTGGAAAACGCCCTCTTGACGAACTCGCTGATTCATACCGCCAGAGTTGATTTGTCTCGCGTTCTCTAAATAATCCGCAGACTCACTGTCTAACAAAGAAAGATTATGCGAATTTTCTGCAGGAAGTTTCATCAACTCGGATGCACTGAACTCCTCATCGCCATATCTGCTTGACGCCTTTGTTGGGTCTAAGAAATCTGGATTTACAGTAGAACGCATCCCCTTTAATTCTTCGGTTGTTAAAACCTCAGGCAATTCAGATGTACCCTCGCGGACATTTCGTTTGCCACTGTGAGACGACTGGTCGTGCTTGCCGGCGAGGTGCTTTTCCACCAGCCTGTCCAGTAGCGATATATTTCGTGGCAGGTCAAGGTTGTCTAATTCGGCAATCATGTCAGTAGTCCTGCCAAATCCGAAACAGCCTGTGCATCCATTACCAATCCTGTCTCCGTCAACACCGTTTTTGTGCCGACTTTAATTGTGTCACTGAACCCCATCGCCTCCCAGAAGGTTTTTGCTTTCTTGTTTAACGGTTCAAGAATCAATCCCCGTTCCTCTAGTGCGGCTCGCTTTACAACTTTTCCAAACAGCGCAGAACCTGCTCCATCAGCAAGACCCGTTGTGCCGAGATAATTCATTGTCATCATTTTGGGTATTTCAACAACAAAGTCGTCCATGTTGTCCATGTCCACATCGTCTCCACCTGAAATGTCAATCCCAAACGCCTCTCCCCGCGAAACTGCAACTGCACCAGCCACCATTCCTGTTCCCTCAACTGCAATAAACACATCTTCAACTACAGGGTCTCCTGCTTTGTCCAGTGCGTTCATTGTCATTTCCATCCCATCGTCATTCGGCGCGCCTTGAGCAATGATTAATCTGACAGACTCTTGCGCAAGTTCTAATTCTTCGGCTTCGTCCTCAGTTTGTCCTGCACGAAAAACCTCACCATTTGCATTTATTAGAGCCGTCTTTTCGTTGACTTTATTAGCAACTTCTGTTAGGTCTCGTCCATGACCGTGACCACCTGCGTGGCTCGCTTGGTCGTGCTTGCCGGCGAGATGCTTTGACATGACGGTAGGGATGATGCGCTGAAAGTTTGGTGCCTTTTCTCTGAATGCGTCGGGGAAAGCAAGTGTGGCGTCGCGTTCCAGTACCTGCTCAACCTCGGTAGAGCCGTAACCGATGTACATCGTCAGGCGATTGGTTTCTTGCCAACTGGAACCATCCCAGACGGTCTCGTTGATTTCTTTCCTGTCGGTGTCCACATCCAAACGGAACAAAGCCAGAGGCTTTTCGTCCAGCACACGAAGGTAGAAGAACACACCAGTTGTCAGGTCAGACGCCATCGTTAATCTCCTGCATCAATTGCTTTACCATTTCACGCATTTCACGCATTTTGAACGTTTGACTCTTCAGGTCGCCGATGCTGAGGAGTTGCTCAGGCGGTGGTGGCACAGGTATCTGATTGGAGACACGCACCATTCTGTCCCACAACCCAAACCGAGTGCGCGCATTGGGTTCGGCTCGGAACTTGTCCAGCAAACCGTGGACTGTTTCCTTCACCTTTACTGAACGTGGGGTGTGGAACTGCAACTCTACTTTGATACCAGAAGGGTGAGTCAAAGCAACGTTGATGCCTTGATAGGGGTCATCCATTTCCCAATAGTTCTTTACACGCGCTTTGTAGCCTCGCGCTTCCATGTCGGCAATGGTGGCTTGCACGTTTCCTGCGTACTCCGCTTCGGGGTAGGTCATTGTGTAGCGAACAACGTCAGACATGGATTGTGCTGTTTTGGTGGCGTCGCCACCGAAGTCGGTGTCCTTCTCGGCGTCTACCTTTCGCGCAAGGGACTCGTCGGACTTCAGCCGGTAGTCAAGCCCCTCCATCGTTGCCCCATGTGCGTTCGCGATGTCAATCATCTCGCGAGTCATCGCTGGTTCAATCTCAGCGATGCGTGCGCGTTCTGCCTTAGCGGCTTGAACGGAGTCCTCACCGTATTTCCCTGCTGGTGCTTGAGGGTTCTTTGGTTCGTTCAGTTGATACCCACCGTGGCTGGAGGATTTGCCTGAGTGGGAACGCTGGTCGTGTTTGCCGGCGAGGTGCTTGAAAATGTCCACCACAACACCGATGCGCTTCGCGGTTGGTTCAGGAAGAGGAGTCCATATGCCTCCTTCTTTGGCTGGTGTGAATTGAAGTTCACCGACATCGTCAACTCCCTTCAACGGAGTAAACGCGCCTCGGTCATACTCAATGACTGGAATGCCAGCCTTCTCCAGTTTGCGTCTTGACGCCGCAGGGAACTTTGTGCCAGCAGGAACGGTCACATACTCAATGTCGGCAAGGTTGACGCCTCCAAGAACCTGTGCTTCGCGATAACCACCTGCTATGACTTTGGGTTTCTTTTGGAGGCTTTCTGGGAAAGTTGCATCGTCTTGGCGTCTCCATGAAGACACCGCGTCCACTCCACCGTTAACGCTATGACCATTGAACCGTGTCTGTACTCCAGTCATCGGTGACGCTTCATAGCAAAGGTTTAGTGAGTCGCCGTCTGTGAACATTGCGCGTTCATGTGTGTCACGACGAAGAACAAACCCAACGTCACCATATTGACCTAAAGAAAAGGCGTGTGGGTCTTGAACGCCACCAACGTGGACTGCTCCGTAAATAGGTGCTTTTGTTTTGTCGTCTCCTAACACGGTTCCCATTGACGACGCTTCAAAACCCTCACGGACTTCTTTGCCTTTATAGCCTTTAGAACGACCAGTTTCGTGTTGAGACTTAAACCGACCAGAAGTCACAATTCCACCGACAGCAGAAACGGGTGCGTGAATAACAATTCTTGTGTTGGGACTGTCAACAATTGCCTGTTGCCGACTGAGTTGTGTTTTCATTGCTTCGTTGAATTTGCCGTCTCCATCGCCGTCAATGGCGCGTTGGCGAGTGTTGACTTGACTGATTTTGGCTAAGCGACTTTCAGCCGTGTTTCTAATGATTTGATTAGCAGGGCTGTCTTGGTCGCTGTTACGGAACAACTCTGGATGCGTTACAACTTTGCCGTCTGGAAGTTCATAAACTAAATCAAACGCTGGTTTTCGTGGGTAACCAACACCCGGCACATGGGGCGCGTCATAGTCGGCTTCGGTGGCTTGCTTCATTGGGCGTGGGTTTTCAGCAGTTCTTGGCGTGTCCCAGTCTGGTTCCATGCGTGGGCGCATCACTGATTTGACACCTAGTATGTGTTCGGCTGTGTCTACTTGAACTGTCCGTCGCACAACATCCCATTGGTCACCTGCTTTCTTGTGAAGCGCAGACTGTGTTTCGCCATGCACTTTGTCAACAAGACCGTCTTTAATGATGGCGTCAATACCAGAGTTGTCTT